TGATTTGTCCGATGCTACGGGCACACCTGATGCACAACAAGATGTAGTTGAACTAGTTGCAAACGCCGCAGTTGCCTCAACTGGCGCCGCATTTGTTTACGCAAATGACGAAGCAGGTTTCATCGTTCGTCAAAAAGGTAAACAGAAGTATCTTGTAACAGGTGCTACTAGTGGTTTAACATCGCAATGTTTATTGGCTAACGTTGCTAATACAGCATTAACACCAAACACAATGCGTATTCTAGCCACATATGCTAACAGTGCTACTCAAACAGTTCAGAGTCTTTCTGACCACACAGGCGAGTTGTTTACTGCTACATCAGGTCCGATTGCTACAGGTAATATTGTACTTGCTAATGCTACACCAGTATATGTAACATTCAATACAGCCGCAGCCGCAAATGCAGATGCAGGTCAACCATACTCATTGGTACAAATCGCTAGTGCATAATGACAACTATTAAAATGCCAGCGCAAACTACTAAAACTGAAATCGCTGTACTTCAAATTCAAGTTAAAAATATTGAATTAGATGTCAGCGAGATCAAAGTTAGTCTGAAAGAGATGCATGAATGTCTTGACCGTAACGCAGACGAAACTAGAACACTTCTAAATAGTATGCGTAACGAAGATATTGCCGCTCATAAGGAATTAGGGTCAAAAGTTTCTGCACTAGAAAAGTGGAGATGGATGATGATGGGCGCAGGCATAGTTCTAGGATCACTGGGATTTGATATGATAGCAAAAATGCTAAAATAAAAAAAAGAGACTTAGGTCTCTTTTTTTGTAAGTGAATTTAATTTTTCCTGTACTACATCAAAGTTTACAGTACTAAACAATCCGGGATGCAATGGTTTAGGATATTGATTGCCACCAACCCAGGCATACCCGCAATGTTCGTCATTTAATACAGGAATGAATTCATCATTAACTTCACAAAAGAATGTATGATATGTAAAATTGTTATTGATGAATTTTTGTATAGGTATTAATTTGGCATTATTAGGAAACATACCTATTTCTTCTTCACACTCTCTAGCTATGCCTTCAAAAAGAGTTTCGCCGTTTTCTATTTTACCGCCAGGAATACCCCAGTTACCCGGATTTCTATTATCGGTTCTAAGTAAATATAAAAAACGTTGTGTTTTACTGCTATAAAAGAAAACACCAGCAGATTGATTCTTCATATAATGATTTATCACAAATCAAATTACAATAGAATAATCTCCCTCATTATACCAACCCTCATAGCTTTTCATCCATGTATTATCTACATAACGATATTGCACATTAGTTGCTAAGTTGGTTACATATTCTAATGTTACAGCAGTTGTAGTAGTACTATCAAATGATACTACCCATTCCATAGTACTGGCATTAAATTGAATAATGTCATTGGCATGTGCAACTAAATTTCCCCATGCAGTTGTTGTTTCTCCGTCAGTACCTATATCTTCAACAAGAAGATATCTGCGACCGTTAACAGGACCGGGCAACCCAGAATTTGGCCCTGTTACTTGAGGATTAATTACTCCATCAACTGGATTCAATGTGTTCTGTGGTAATGTATCTGGGTCAATATTGTATATTAATAATCTATCATCTACTGGGTCGGGTACTATTGTTCCTACAATATCAGTATCCATATATGGATTCTGCAACCAAATTTGACTGATGCCGGGCTTAATTGTACCGTATACATTTAATACACTAGACCAATATATATCTGTGTTCGGGTTAGCCGGCAGACTTAAATCCTGATTGCTAGGGTAGAATGCAACTGCCTGTGGTAATATTTGTAATGTGTTACCTATTAGTAATACTTTATAACCATATGGCGTAATCTTTTGTCTTGTGCCTAATAATAAATCTTCATCTTGTATATCAGTAAGTGCTTGACCAGCAAATATACTTGCAATGATTTTTTCAATAACACCAAACTTCTTAAGTTTAGCCGCTGTACTTAACCATATAGGCATGTAGAATTTCCAACTCAATACATCAATTGGGTTACCTGTACTTTGGGGTATACTACGACTACTAAATGTTAATCCATCTTGATATACCACACTCAAACTTGTCCAATCAATAAAGTTATCTGTACTTTGAATTTCTAATGCAGGATTAAACAATGTACCTAACTGTTCAACTAATTCTAATTTTTGATTATAGTTAGTAGTCCAGAAGTCTACTGTCATTCTAAGTGTATATGGTACAGGCATTTGTCGTTCAACTGTAAATGCTTGACCTTGCACTGTTTCATAACTTTGTGTTTCACTATTGTATGCACGTTGCCGAACACTTATATTATCTATATATGTAGGATCCTGTGTACGTCTTTGGTCATATTCTAAACCACTGATATAGTAAGTTATTAACGGAGCACTAGGAAGATTGCTTGCACTGTTGTTTGCAAGAATCGTACTTGCTTGCCTACTACTGTCACCATACATTACTGGCACACGCACAAGTATTTCATTACCTGCAGGATCTTTACCTTTAGTAACTTCCCAGTTACTAAAGATTTTTGCAAATTGTATTAAGAATCTGCGTATCTGATTGTCATAGAAAAATTTTGCCATGTATACTCTTTATGGTTGTGGGGGTAGTGGATCCGGTGCCAATGTTAATATAGTTGACAATGCTTGACGTTGTGGTACAAATGTTCCATCTGTTAGTTTTGTCTCATTATAGTTATTAATAAATCCGGACATTTGTGATGTATCAGCCGCTGTCATGCCAGTTTGCGTTCTAACGTTCTTAGAAATACGTACCCATAGTCTGCCATCCCAACGATATAATAATTGAGGGAAATAATCTATACGTAAGAAATAATCACCAACTTGCGGATTCTGTGGGAAACTAATACCTGCTCCAGTTGGAATGCCGTTAGGTGCTTCACCGGTACCATCTAGGTAACCAGTGCTATAACCAAATGTTCTTGGGCTACTACGTGCAATATATTGGAATCTAGGATCACAGTCAGCACGATAGTCCATAGTATTTGGGCCATATGGTTCTGTTCCTGTAAATCCTGGTAATTCAGGATTTTGGTCAGCAGTTGCATATGTGTTGTCAGCAGTACCATATGGTCCTAACACTTGACCCATAGAATATACTGATAGCATTCTTTCACCACTAACTGGTCCTGAATTACTATCAGTTCTAGTAGGTGCTACTGTTATACTTTCTATATTAATTGTATTGAATGGATCTAGTCGTTCATAACCTATGTCAGCCGTCATGTCCCAAATACTTTGTATTGCCGCCCTAGGTACTCTAATTACAGGGCTAGCATTTATAAACTGTGAACTACTAACATATGTTACAACCCCAACAGTAGGTGTGGGGGTGGTTCCTGGAGCACCTCCGTTATCAGCAACAACGCTTACAGGTGGCGCAGGTTGATTATACTTACCTGATAGTTGTGTGTTACTTTCAAATTCACCGTATGTAGGAACAATATACAACTTACTTCTATCGTAACCTGATTTGGGTACAAGGCGTTCTGCTTCTACTAGAGCCGCATTATTAATTGCAATGTTTTTATTATAAGTAGCAAGAATATCTTTAAGATTACTTGCTGTATCTAATTCCCAATATGTAGTATTAGGTGGTGCTATGCCAATTGGCACTTCAATCTTTGATATATAATTTTTATCACCATAACTAATAACATAACCCGGTGGATATGTTCTATCCTTATCCCACAGTCCAAGATAATTATCTTGACTAATGGGCTCTTGTAGTATTTGACTAAATTCTTCACTATCAACTAGTGGTTCGCATTTGATACGCCATAAGTGCGGGAACCATGTTTGACTAAAACCTTCAGAGGCATAGTTAGAATCTGTAACTTGCATGAAACGTTTTAATGCTACTGGAATAGTTTCTGTTAATGGGTTGTAATCTAATAAGTGTGGTAATTCAATCACATCGCCAACCATTAATTTACGACCAACTAACTGAATCATGTCGTTGTAATGGACAGTAATAAAAATGATATCATTATTTAAGAACAATCCAAACTGACTTAAATCAAAATCTAAGTTTTGAACGTTATAGTGCCCACGCAACCGATATACACTTGTGTCATACGTTCTATCCCTGTTTTCTAAGAACAATAAATCCTGAATGTTAGTAGGGTTTAATACATCGTATTGGGGTTGGGTAGCATCAATAGATGGACCTTGGTCTGTTGGACCTAAGTACTTGTGTACATATAAATCGGTTGCCCCAACGGTAAACATCTCGGATATCGTTCTATCAAAGAAGTTGTAATCGTTCGTTTTATTGGGGCGCCAAAGCGATAATTTAGGCATAATATTTTTACTCTATCGAGTATTTATCTTAAATATATCTATGACACCCGATATTTTCAAACAGTCTAAAAACCTATTTCTTATATTTCCCCCCGGATGCGGGGGTAATCATCTGGCTAACTTGCTTAGTATGCATCCTGAATTTGAACCCAGATTTACCAATGACCAATATTATAAAAGTATGGAGTATAAATATAAATATTATTTTGGATCAGGACCACAAAGTGATGTAGATTGCACTGCACATTTGTGTGACTTAGAAAATTTACAACCAGAAAAGTTAGTAGAATTTAAATCAAAAATTATTAATAGCAAAAAACCCTATATATTTTGTTCACATGCAGTAGAATATATTATTAGGCATAACACTAGGGCAATTGAACCCTTTACAGATAGGATTATTTGTCTTTTTACTAAGCCAACCGTAGAAAATAAATTAGTGAATGATAGAATGCGTAAAGGTCCATGGTATAACGGAGAACGGGATGAACACACTTATCTAGATATTTCAGTGTCAAAATTATATGAACCGGACATATTTATCCAATATCACCGTACAATTAAAAAAGATAAAATTTTCACACTAGATACGGACATTTTCTATTCAATAGAGGGCTATGATTATTTAGTTGAACATCTTAAAACAAATTTGGGTATTGAATTACCGGAAGTTTGTCGTAAGATGCACACCCAATATATAGAATACGAAATTGCCTTTTTCAGTAAGGTTGACAAATAATACAACTAGTGTTATAATAACATTTGTCAATCGTTATTTTGGAGTAAATTAATGACACGTAAGAAAAATACAGAAGACTATTCAATGGTAAAATCACTAAATCCCCGTGATGCTGATACCAAATACTTTGGTGATGAACCGTTGTTTGTATTGCAACCAGATGCAGACCAGCGCCGAGTTGCAATGATGCGTAGTTTTACTTGGTACCATAGATTCTATGGAAAAAAAGATGCCAAAGAACTAATGTCACAGTACCTAGATTTTCATAAGCGTACCCAAGATGCAAAGGTGATGCGTAAAGTTGATGACAAGGAATTCTTGTTGACATTATGTTGGTTGGCACGTATGAATTTACGCGGACTTGAATTGAATGAACACGAAGAACTTACACTTGAAAATGAAATTCAAAGATTGTTGAAAACAATTTTTAAGCCTGAAGTTAAAGAAGCAACTTCAACTGGTGCACCGATTATTGTTAATAACGCAGTAAGACCAAATATTCAGGATATTTTGCGTGATAAGGCACGTGAAGCCGCAGGTGAACTTGAAGGGTTGTTTGACGAATTTATTGATGCAGGATCACCCACTAAACATTCATTACGACCCCTTGATGAGGTTGCTAAAAAGAATGTAATGCCTCAACATATTAGTTTGTTGAGTGAAGTATGGAAAAAGAAATTAAATGAATTTGAAGAAGTACTTAAAGGTACAGATAGTCAATTGGTTCAAGGTTACAGTCATTTGACTAAGATTCAAATTAAAAACACAATTAAATTCATTGAATTGGTAATCAATGATCTTAACAGTTATATTAGTGTTAAGAAAGCCGCAAAGGCCCCTAGAGCACGTAAAGCAGTACCAGTTGAAAAGATTGTAGCAAAACTTAAGTATCTTAAAACATTTAAAGATACTGCAAGTAAAATTGATTTGATTAGTATTCATTCTACAAAACTACACGGT